AGCGGAATTTGGAACTTGCAATTTAGCATCCAATTCAAAAACACCACCAATGACGGCCAAGATTTGGATATTTGGTTTCGCAAGAACGGCACAAACATCGATAATTCAAACAGCAGATTTCACCCTCCAGCAAGGAAAGGAGCGGGTAATCCATCTCATTTAATTGCTGCGCTGAATTTCTTTGTAAGTTTATCGGCCAATGATTATGTAGAGATCATGTGGAGGACAGAAAATGTAGGGGTCAGCATTGAGCATTTTGCATCCAGTAGCTCACCCACTAGACCAGCAGTGCCATCGGCCATTGCGACAATTAGCTTTGTGTCCAACCTACCGACAATCTGATTATGTACATACCAATCAAACTACCTCCAGGCGTCTACCGCAACGGGACTGAATACCAATCCGCTGGCCGGTGGCACGATGCCAACCTTGTGCGCTGGTACGAAAACACGCTCCGGCCTGTCAATGGCTGGAGGGCCAAGTCGGCGTCAACTGTGACCGGCGCTTGCAGGGCAATCATCACTTGGCGTGACAATTCTGCCGACTCTTACATTGGCCTCGGCACTCACTCCAAGCTGTTTGCAATGGACATTTTGGGGGTCTTGAAGGACATAACCCCCACTGGATTTACAACTGGCTATATTGACAGCACATCCACCACTGGCTACGGCAAAAACCTTTACGGCAGTTTTGCCTACGGCGTGCCACGGCCCGACACTGGATTGGCAGAAGTAGCAACCACTTGGAGCCTCGACACTTGGGGCGAATACTTGGTGGGTTGTTCTAACCACGATGGCAAGATTTACGAGTGGCAGCTAGGCTTTACAACACCGACACTGGCGGCAGTTATCACCAACGCACCGACCAGCAACAAGGCTATTCTTGTGACCGCCGAGCGTTTCCTGTTTGCCCTTGGTGCTGGTGGCAACCCAAGAAAAGTTCAGTGGTGCGACCAAGAGAACAATACCGTCTGGACGCCTTCAACAGAAAATTTGGCTGGTGATTATGAACTGACAAGTTCCGGCAGCCTGATGGCCGGCAAGAGGGTCAAGGGCATCAACCTGCTGTTTACGGATGTTGATGTCCACACGGCCCAATATGTGGGCGCACCATTTGTTTACGGCTTTGAGAAGGCTGGCTCTGGCTGCGGGTTAATTGGCCCTCAAGCTGTGGCTGCTATTGATACGGCAGCCATCTGGATGAGCAAGTCTGGGTTTTGGATTTATGACGGCTACGCCAAGCCACTGCCCTGCGATGTGTCTGATTTTGTTTTTAACAATATCAACCTAGACCAGCGTGCAAAGGTTCATGCTGTTCACAACTCCAAGTTTGGCGAGATTTGGTGGTTTTATCCAAGCAATGCAGGCATTGAGAATGACTCCTATGTCACCTACAACTACCGAGAGGGCCACTGGAGTATCGGTACATTGGCGCGGTTAGCAGGCACTGACGCCGGAGTGTTTACGCTGCCGTTGATGGTGGATTCTGCTGGCGAAGTCAACGAGCATGAGGTGGGTTTTGACTATGACGGCGCAACACTCTTTGCTGAGTCTGGGCCAATCCAGATTGGCAATGGCGACAATGTTATGAGTATCCGCGAGGTGATACCGGATGAGCAGACCTTGGGCGAGGCTGTAGTGTCGTTCAAGACTAGGCTCTACCCTACGGGTACAGAATCCACATTTGGGCCATATACAGCGGCAAACCCGACTTCTGTCAGGTTTTCTGGCCGGCAGGTCAACATGAAGGTGACGGGCAATGTGCTGGCCGATTGGCGCATTGGGGTGATGCGGCTGGATGCTGTGGCCAGCGGCAAGAGATGAGCGACCAAGAGCATTTGGAAAGGCTGCGCCATCATGTTGAGGCTGCTTTAGAATACTCTGGTGGAACACACTATTTTGATGATGTTGCCGAGATGGTTTTGGATAACAGGCTGCAACTGTGGCCAGCCCAAAACTCGGTAATATTGACAGAGATCATTGTCTATCCGAGGCTAAAAAACATGCATGTTTTTTTAGCTGGTGGCGACCTCGATGAAATCTCAAGAATGCAACCGTTGATTGAGTCTTGGGGCAAGTCAATTGGCTGCACACGGGTGACTTTGGCCGGACGCAAGGGCTGGGCAAAGACATTTTTAAAGGATGAGGGCTACAGTCCACAGTGGGCTGTACTAGCAAAGGAGCTATGACATGGCAACAATGGAAGAGTTATATCGTCAATATTTGTTGACCCAGCCTGGTGGTGGCGGCTCACAAAATCGGTATCAAGAATTGTTGGCACAGATGACGCCATTTGCCAACCCATACGGCACGATGGGGTCTTATAGGGTGCAGCCTGGCAGCACTACCAGTACCGTGACCGGCGGTTCTATGGGCACTTATAGCGATGGTGGTGGCTCTGGCGGCGGCGGCGGCGGTGGCGGCCGTTCTGGCGGCGGCGGTGGCGGTGGCGGTGGCGGCGGTGGTGGTGTGACAAGCACCACTTATGTTCCTGGTGCTGCTACCACAAGAGGCATTGGCGGCACGGGTGGCACGGGTGTTGGCGGTAGCGCTGACTTCACACCGGCATGGGACACCATGACCGATGCTGAAAAAGCTGCGTTTTATGCTGAAAATCCTACATTAGCTGGGATAACGCAATTTGGCCAAAGCATTTTTGGGAATACATCACTCGGCGCATTGCAAAACATGTTTCAACCAGGGTTTGTAGCTGAACAGGGTTTGATTGCAAGGGGTGTTGATCCACAGACTTATCGGGCCGCAATAGAGAGTTTCCGTCAAAGTGAAATTAACGCCATGAATCAGGAGGCGGCGCAAGCAGCGGCAGCGGCTCAAAACGCTCAAGCAATGCAATCAATGCAAACTGCTTTATACGACGATACAGCAGCAATCAATGCTATCAATGCTATCAATGCAGCACAAGCAGCAAATGCAACCAATGTCCCTACCCAGCAAGAAGTACAAGATGCCTTTGCTGCTGCGATGTCTAATTTCCAAACGAATCAAGATGCTATTTCAGCGGCTCAAGATGCTGCTGCAAACGCAGCATCAATGCAAAGCATGCAGGATGCGCTTAACTCAGATACCGACTCGCTAAATTCATTTACACAAAATGCTGAAGCAATGCAGAGCATGCAGGATGCGCTTAACGCAGACACGGCGGCTGTCAATTCAATAAGTGACTCTGGCGGTGGAACTTCTACGGGCGACTCATACACCTCAGATAATGGCGGTAGCTTTAGTTCCAGCGACTCAGGATATGGCGTCTACGCCAAGGGGGGCAAAGTCATTCGTGCTGGTTTGCTTGGCCCAAATCCCAAAGGCCCAGATGAGGGTTTTGCCGCGCTGGAAAGCGGCGAGTTTGTCCTCAAAAAATCAGCGGTCAAAAAGTATGGCGAGGGGCTGCTTGGCATGATCAATGAAGGCAAGATTCCTGTGCAAAAAATGAAATCTCTACTCGGATAAGGGGCACAAAATGTCAAAAGGCGGCAGCACTACCTCATCAACCTCAATTGATCCTGACATCAAGAGGGCGTTTCTTTCAAACATAGCGCAGGCCCAAGGGGTGGCAACTGCATTGCCCGTCCAACAGTTTGCAGGTTACAACCCTTTCTACACTGCTGGTGAGCAGCAGCTTATCAATACCGGCTTGGGTGGCCCAGGCATTAGCAGCACCGACTACGCTGCCCAAATGTCTGCACTTGGCGGCACATACCAGCCTGCTCAATTGCAAGCGGCACAGGCCAATCTGGGCATGAGTGGCCAAGGCTCACTTGGTAGCTACATGAATCCGTACACCAGCCTAGTGCGCCAAAATGCTTTGGATGATCTAGAGTCTTCAAGACGTATGGCCATCCAAAACACCGGAGAGCGTGCCACTGCGGCTAGGGCATTCGGTGGCTCACGCCAAGGTGTTGCCGAGGCTTTGACTAACCAAGGGTTTGCCAAGCAGGCCGGCACTCTGGGCACTCAGCTTAACGAGTCGGCATTCAATCAGGCTGTGCAATTGCAAGCAGCAGACTTGGCACGGCAGCAACAAGCAGGTCTTGCCAATCAGGCAATGGGTTTGCAGGGTGCGCAATTCAGGCTTGGTGCGGCTGATCAGCTTGGCAACCTTGGCGCACAGCAGCAAGCCCTGCGCCTTAGTGGCGCACAGGCCGCGATGGGTGCTGGCGGTGCGCGTCAAGCCTTTGAGCAGCAGCAGCTTGATGCCCTGCGCAATGTTGATCTCCAGCGGCTGGGTATTGCTCAGTCGGCACTCAGTGCGCAGCCTGCCAACTTGGGCGGCAGTGTAACAACGCCATATACGCAAAACTTCGGCGCTGGTGCTTTGGGTGGTGCTTTGGCTGGCTCTCAATTGGCAGGGCTTACTGGTGGCGCAATAAGCGGCGGCGTGGGCGCAGGACTTGGCGCACTGCTGAGTCTGTTTTAAGGAATAAAAATGGCAACCCAATTTGACTTTGAAAACATCGGCAGCATATTTGGCGGCGGCATGGGCGGCACGCCATCAGGGCTTGATGCGCTACTGAGCGAAGACCAGCGCAAGCTGATGAATCGTAACGCCGCGCTGTCAGCGGCGGCTGCATTGCTGCAAGCTGGTGGCCGCAGTCCACAGCGCATCGGCATGGGTCAAGCCATTGGGTCTGCACTGCAAGCGGGTCAGCAGGGCTACAGCCAAGCGCGTGCTGGATCGCTGCAAGACTTGCTGCTTACTCAGAAGCTGGAGGAGGCAAAACGGGCAGAAGCATTGAGAAAGCAAATTGCAGATGTGATGACTACTGCGCCACAGCCATTGAACACGGCGCAAGCCGCATTGGCTGCACCAGGCATGCCCCTTGGCCCAACTACTCAGCGTGCTGAGTTGATGGACTCAATGCCACAGCCAACGGCCAATGAAACAAAAGCCAATCAGTATTTGGCCATTGCAGACATTTATGCAGGACTCGGCAAGTCTGAGGATGCCCAGCGTTACCAACAAATTGCAGAGAGACTTAACCCACGGCCTGAAACAGTGGGGCAACCATTTGAGGGGCGGGATGGTAAGTTCTACATTATGACCAAAACTGGTGGCGTTATACCTGCACCTGTAGCACCAGCAATCAAGGCTGAAGAAACAGTCGGTCAACCATTCCAAGGGCAGGACGGTAAGTTTTACATTCAGACCAAAACTGGTAAGGTCATACCTGCACCTGTAGCACCAGCAGCCAAACCATCTGGTGCGCCACAGCAAGTGATGGGTCCTGGTGGTAAGCCTGTTCTTGTGCAGAATTACGATGACGGCTCTTACAAAATTGTCAGTGGTGTGTCGCCTTTGATAGCTCCACAGCAACTGGATACGGGTGCTGGGGTTCGGTTTGTTAACCCTTATGAAATACCCACTGGGACAGTATTCCCTAAGACTTTGGGGCCGCAAGTTGTCGGCAATCCAGAAGATGGTTATTTTCTTGTTGGCGGCGGTGGCGGTGGCATGCCTCGCCTGCCGGCTGCAGCCCCAACAGTCGCAGGTGCTGCGCGACCAGCAACAGCGCCTGCAGCCGGCACAGCGCCAGCACCAAGTGCCGCGCCGGCAACTGCTGGCCCTGTCCCACTGATTCCTGGCACTGGCAAAGCCTTTGCAAGAGAAGAGTCTTTAAGAAAAGATTACACGACTCAAATGAAGCCATTTATTGATTTGGGTCAGGCTTTCAGAAAAGTTGAAGCCGCAGCCTTAAATCCATCAGCGGCTGGCGACATCTCATTGGTTTATGGCTATATGAAAATTTTGGATCCAGGCTCCACTGTGATGCAGGGTGAGCAGGCCACAGCAACAAACGCCGGTAGTGTTCCAGATCGGGTGAGAGCGCAATACAACAAAGCTCTCACAGGACAGGGATTGATTGATGAAATTCGACAAGACTTCTACGCTCAGTCAAGAAATCTGATTGAGTCGCAAAGGCAATTGCAACAAGATATTGCAGAAAGATACAGGGGCATTGCCACACAAAACAAATTGGATCCAAATCAAATTATCTTTGACCCATTCCAGCGCATAAAAACACCGGCACAAATTGCTGCTGATGCGGCCAAAACACCGGCACAAATTGCTGCTGAAGAAAAAAAGAAAAAGCCAAAATCTTTTTTTGAGACATACAACCTTTTAAAAAGGAATTAATGATGGCAACAACATCCAACATTGAGAGAGTGCAGGAAAATATCCGTAGGATGCAAGATCAAAATGCACCTGCAGACGATGTTGTCGGCTACCTTAAAACTGAAGGATTTACTCCGACCAAGTTTGAAGCGGCAGTCGCAAGTTCCAGAAAGCTAACCGGCCCACCTGTGGACGCTGGTTTTGGCCGTTCACTTTTGCAGGGTCTGTCTTTTAACTTTGCTGATGAGATTGAGGCGGCACTGAAGTCTGGATCTATATCAAATAAAGATTATCAAGACCAGTTGGCAAGAGTCAGGGCTGGCATCAAACAATACGAGCAGCAATACCCTGGCCGAGCATTTGCCGGCGAACTAGTTGGCGGTTTGGCTCCAACGGCTGCGGCTTTGATTGCCGCGCCATTTACTGGTGGCGCGACATTGCCAGCAGTTGCAGCGGGTGCAGCACGCATTGCAACCAAAGCCCCAACCTTGGGCGGCATTGCTTTGCGTGGTGCGGGATATGGCGCGACATCAGGTGCTGTTTCTGGTGCTGGTGGCGCCGAAGGTGGATTGGGAAACCGGGCGGCAGCGGGAACATTGGGCGCAGTAACAGGTGGGGTATTTGGCGGCTCAACGCCACTGATTACCAGTGCAGTAAGTTCAACAGGCAAAGCAGTTAAAAGCGCTTTCACTCCGACCCAGCCACAAGATGCTTTCAACAAGGCGCAAGAGCTTATTGCCAAGAAATTGGCGCAAGAAGGTCTTGATCCAGTGGCGCTGGCCCAGCAGCAGGCGCAAAGAAACCTTGCATTGGGCGTAAAAGATGAAACCTTGGCCGACTACGCTGGTGAGTCCATGAGGCGTTTGGCCCGTGGCGCTATGGCAATCCCACAAGCCGCACAAACAGAAACGCGCCAGATGTTGATTGAGCGTGCCAGAGGTGCTGGCCCAAGAATTACACAAGACATCACCGACTTAACGGCAGTGGGTGCGCGTGACATTCGGGAGGTGGCTGATGAAATTATCCGTAATCGATCTTTGCTGGCTGCCCCACTGTATGAGCAAGCCAGAAGTGCGGGACAGGTAAATTCTTTTACCATCGACAATTTACTGAAGAAATCAAAAGACATTCAACAGGCCATCAATGACGCAAGACGATTGCCTCAGTTTGCAGACTTGCCCGACAACGATATTGTCATGCTAGATAAAGCATACAAGTATGTTGGCGGTATTGCGAATGAAGCAAGGCAGTCGGGCAAAACAAATCGAGCAAATGATCTTGATGAGTTGCGCGTCTCTTTGCTCAATGCGATCACTGAAAAAGTGCCTGTCTATGGACGGGCAGTAAAAACATTTGCTGATGAGTCTTTGCTTAACGATGCGCTTGAAGCAGGTTCAACAAAGTTCCTCAAGAAAAAGCCAGCAGAAATTAACAGGGAACTTGCCAGATTTTCTGATGACTCAGAAAGGCAGATGTATCGCTTGGGTGCAGTTCAGTCTTTGCGTGATGACATCTATGCTACGAAAGAGACATCAGACATTGCCAACAAGTATTTGAACTCACGCGAAATGCGTGATCGTATGCGCACCATTTTTAATTCCGAGGGAGAGTACGAATCCTTTGTGAAAAACCTTGAGCGTGAACGGCAAATGGCAATCACTCGGTCACGCATTGAAGGTGGCTCACCAACAGCACCAATCGGGCAAGATATTGCTGAGTTGTCTGGGCCTGCACCATCTGAAATTATTTCTGCTGGCGGCCAATTGATGCGTGGCGATCTTATCGGTGGCGGCCTTAATTTGATGGGCCAGCTTGTCCCGCGCATGCAGGGCATGAATGAGAATGTTGCAGAGCAAGTGGCACGAAGCGTTTTAAATCCTAGTTTTACGCAGCAGCAGCAACTTTTGACAAGCCTGACGCCCGTCTTAGATGACTTGAGAAGGCGTGCATTGCAGCAGCAAACCCGTGCAGCAGGTGCGTCCACCAGTGCTGGTCAACTTGTCCCAGGCTTGCTGGGCGATTAACGCATCCCCCCAAAAAACGCCGCGATCAAAGGATCGATCTTGATCTTTCGACCTCTCTGACGGCGGCGTGCGTTTAAAAAGTCCTTATCGTCAGCACTCATCTTTTTGCGGTGCTTGGCCACTCGGTCTGCTGGTGATGACAGCAGTGGCAGCGCATCAACCCCATTGCCCAACTGCACCACCATGATTGGCTTGGTCTTGTCAGGCCTGTACTCGGACACATAGACCTGTCCAGTCTTGCGCAAGGCTCTCACGATGTCGTATGCCGTCCTGATTGAGCATGGGACTCTCTTGGCTATATCGGCCACACTCAAGTCGCCAGTGCCCAGCAGCCGGACGATGGCAGCCTTATAAACTGGCTTTATCCCGCGCATCTTTTACTCTGCGGCTGTACTCTCTGCGCAGCATTGCACGAACCACAAAGGCCCGAGCGTGCGCGTCAGCAGGTATCGCATGGCCATACACCTCCGGCGACAGCAGATCGTCCATCAATTCGATGGCGGCCTCCAGCGCCGGCTCAAGCACATCACTCATAGCTTGTCGGCGTCCTTCCGGTAAACCGGCAAGTTGCCAATCAAAGACGGCAGCTTGAATGCATCCATAGCACCTGGCCGGCCAGTGAAGGGTTTTAGTTCAAGGGGAACATAGACCCCAAGCATTTTGCTTAATGATGGCGGTGGTGTTAATTTTTTGATCATGCTGACCACCATGACACCAAGGCCAAGGCCAAGCCAATGCCAATGATCAGCACCAGCAAGTAGTCCAGTGCCGCATCAGCGCGGTTGCTTAATTTGTTCATGTTGTTCCTTGTGTAACAGATAATGCGGAATTGTACACTATTTGCAAAGTAGTCAATAATTTATATTGTTCGGGTAAAATCCACTAAATGCAATCAGTACAAGACATTAGGGATAAGGCAAAGGCCCACGGCATCAGAATGAATGCCCTGTGCCGTGAGGCCGGCATCCAGCAGCCACAGGTCAGCCGCTGGATGTCCGGTACTGTCAAGCCTTTATGGGCTTCAGTCAATCAACTAGAGCAGGCGCTGATCAAGCTGATTGAGCAAAAATCACCAGTCTGAGCCAGCAGGGTCTTTCCAAGAAGGCTCTGGATCAACAAAGTTCATCAATGGGTGTACACCCGACTTGCCAATGCCAAAGTCATCAGCGGCAGACGGCTTGGCTCCACCAAGCGGCTGGCCTTTCTTGAGCAACAAGATGTTGTTCAGGCCATACGACACGCCATTGTTGCCAGCTTGCGAATAAGCATAGGCATTCAACGACACCCGCACGTAGTCGCCGCTGACAATATCGTCAGAGCCAATCAGGTCATTGCCGTGGGCATCGATTGCCCCTGGCTTTGTGGTGCTCTTTACATTGCAAAAGAAGTGGCCGGCGTACTCTTTGCCCAATGGGCTGCCATCCGTCTTGGTTTCAGT